AATATGCCATTTGAATCTGTGTATTTAGAAATGGGTAGTGGTAACGAATTATCTATGTCTGGATTTAAAGAGTTTCCTTATGTAGTTCCAAGATATTTAAAAGCATCACACGAAATTTATGGCAGATCACCTGCAATGACAGCCTTACCAGATGTTAAGATGTTAAATGAAATGTCTAAAACGACAATCAAAGCTGCACAGAAACAAGTTGACCCACCACTATTAGTTCCGGATGATGGTTTTTTACTGCCTGTAAGAACTGTACCGGGTGGATTAAACTTTTATAGAAGTGGTACAAGAGATAGAATTGAACCATTAAACATTGGTGCAAATAATCCATTAGGTTTAAACATGGAAGAACAAAGAAGAAATGCTATTAGAGAAGTATTTTATGTAAACCAATTACAATTACAACAAGGTCCACAAATGACAGCTACAGAAGTTGTACAAAGAAACGAAGAGAAGATGAGATTACTTGGACCAGTATTAGGTAGACTACAATCTGAATTATTAAAACCATTGATTGATAGATGTTTTAATATTCTATTAAGAAAAAATGAATTTGCAGAAGCACCAGAATTTTTATCGGGTCAAGATGTAGAAATAGAATATGTTTCTCCATTAGCTAAAGCACAAAAATCTACAGAACTTTCATCAATAACTAGAGCATTAGAAATACTAGGAGGTCTAGCAAATGTAGCACCTGTATTTGATTATATTAACTTTGACGCATTGGTTAAACACGTTGCAGATATAGTTGGTATGCCACAGAAGTTATTAAAACTTCAATCTCAAGTTAATGCTGAAAGAGAACAACAAGCAGCACAAGCTGAACAACAACAACAAATGGCACAGATGCAACAGGTTGCACAAGCCGGGGGACAAATCGCACCACTAGCAAAGGCATTACCGGAAGAAGCAAAAGCCTTAGTGGAGTAACATGGAAAACAAGGAACAAGAAAAACAAGTAAGAGAAATACAAAAACAATTAAAAGAACTTGGAAAAGATTATCAATTTATTTTTGCATCAGATGAAGGTAAAAATGTTTTGGCAGATATAGAAAAAAGATGCCATTATCATACTACTACTAATGTAAAAGGAGATAGTCACGAGAGTGCATACTTAGAGGGACAACGTAGCGTCATTCTATTTATTAAATCAATGCTACAACAAAAGGATAAATAATGTCAAGTGAACAGATAACACAAGAAACTGTGCCTGTAGAAACAACAGAAACAGTAGAGCCAGTTGCAAAACCAAATGTAGTTAGTGGTGGAGATACACCAGTAGCAAATTGGAAAAGTTCTATTAGTGAAGAATTTAGAAGCGATCCTAACATTGAAAAGTTTACAGAGATAGATGCTTTAGCAAAAAGTTATATCAATGCTACAAGAATGATTGGACAAGACAAAGTTGCTGTACCCAATAAAAATTCAACTGAAGATCAATGGAATGAAGTGTACTCAAAATTGGGTAGACCAGAAACTGCAGACAAATATGCTTTGAATATTGAATCAGAAGCAGTAGCTATGGATGAAGGTGCAATTAAAAACTTTGCCGAACAATCTCATAAACTTGGTTTAAACAATACACAAGCTCAAGGTATATTAGAGTTCTATAAAAATAATATGGAAAGTAATATGCAAAGAGCAACTGTTGATACTGAAACCGCACAAGCTAAAGCTGAAACAGAACTAAGAGCTGAGTGGGGTAAAGAGTTTGATAACAATGTTTCAAAAGCTAGTGCATTAGCAAAAGCAAATATGAATCCAGAAATACTAGATTTACAAATGCAAGATGGTACTAGAATTGGAGATCATCCAGAAATAATAAAAGGCTTTGCAAAGATTGCTGGTATGCTTTCAGAAGATAAATTAGTTTCAACTGAAAGTGAAAGTGTTAATTCAATGAAAGATTTACAATCAGAAATATCATCTATTACTAATGATACTACTGGACCTTATTGGAATCATAGACATCCAGATCACGCAAAAATGGTTCAACAGGTTTATACGTTAAGAGAAATGTCTCAACCTAAAGAAGATAAATAATTTATATTCCTTGTAATATAATAAAATATATTATAAGGAATTAAATATAAGATAACTCGCAAGAACCTTATTGACCACAAAGAATAGCATTGTAGTCTAAAAGACTTTAAATCCAAGAATTGCCTATCATTATTGATGGAGAACTGTTCTGTTTTTTATAATAATAATAATGATAAATAGGAGACAAATATGTCATCACAAATAACAACAGCATTTGTAGAGCAGTATTCTGCCAACATACAAATGTTATCACAACAAATGGGGTCTTTATTAAGAGACGCAGTTAGAAATGAATCTATCGTTGGAAAAGATGCTTACTTTGACCAAATTGGTAAAGTAACAGCTCAACTAAAAGTTAGCAGACATTCTGACACACCACAAATCGATACACCACATAGTAGAAGAAGATGTAGTATATCTGACTACGAATTTGCTGATTTAATCGATCAACAAGACAAAGTTAGATTGCTAATCGATCCAACTTCATCTTACGCAAAAGCCGCTGCATATGCAATGGGAAGAGCAATGGATGATGTTATTATCGCAGCAGCATTAGGTTCAGCTAATACAGGTGTAGCCGGTGGAACAGCAGTTGCATTACCAGCAGGTAATATTACTGCAGTAGGTACTGGTGGAGCTAACACTATGAACATTGCCAAACTAGCATTAGCAAAAGCTACTCTAGACGCAGGTGATGTTGATCCTTCAATTAAAAGACACATTGTTGTGTCTCCAACTGAAATTAGTGATTTGCTAAATAACACAACTGTTACTTCAAGTGACTTTAACACAGTTAAAGCATTGGTTCATGGAGAAATTGATTCTTTTATGGGATTCAAATTTCATGTGTCTAATAGACTTGTTGATAATGCAGCTGGAAACACTCAATGTATTGCCTTCGCAGAAGATGGTATATTGCTTGGTATTGGCAAAGATGTAACTGCTAGAATAGACGAAAGATCAGATAAATCTTATGCTACTCAAGTGTACTACTGTCAAACAATCGGTGCAACTAGAATGGAAGAAGCAAAAGTTGTTTCTGTTCTTGCAAACTAATAATAGCTAAATAGGAGAAATAACATGGCTGTAACAACACAAAATAGTACTGAGTATGCTGCTACAATAGCAACTCCATTAGTGAAAGCTGGTGCAAGAAGTAATGCAGGTAAATTAAGAACACTTGCTTTTTCTTTTAATCAAGATGGTGTCGGTGATGCCGGATCAAAAATAATACTAGGAAAACTTCCAGCAGGAAGAGTTAAAATCATAGGTGGTTTATCTAGGTTTTATTGTAACATTGTTGCTAGTAATGCAACAATAGATATTGGCTGGTTAGCCTACAATGATACATCAGGAACAGCAGTTGCTGCTGATCCAGATGGTATGGTTGATGGACTAGATGTTGATACTGTTGGCTATCAAACTATGGAAGGTAATACTGCTGCAACTAAGTTGCTTGGTGGTAACCATAAATTTGATAGTAATGACGGAGTTACAATTCAAATTACAAGTGTTGCTGCCTTAGCGGCTAGTGACGATGTAGATGGAGTAATTACTTACGTTGTAAGTTAATCAATAAAATTTTAAGGGGTGGAAGCGAGAGTAGAAACCCCTTAAAGTGCATGAAACAAATTAAAGATTTAAAACCTGTATTACATCTTAAAAAAGACAATTATATTTACAGGTATGTATTAATAGACAGATTTCAAAATGATGGTAAAAATCATTATGGATTTGATACTAAACAAGAAAAGACAATAGAAGAAATTTTTGCGTTAAAAAAAGATAGACAAATTAGACGTAAGTATATAATAAGGAAGTAATATGGCATCAGTAGTAGGAATATGTAATGGAGCATTAAATCAACTAGGAGCTACAACAATACTTTCATTAACAGAAGATTCAAAAAATGCTAGACTTTGTAATGCTAGATACTCAGAAGTAAGAGACGCAGTATTTAGATCACACGTTTGGGGATGTTTACAAGTAAGATCAGCAATAGGTTTATCAACTACAACACCTGCTTGGGGTTTTAAATTTAAATTTGATCTACCCGGTGATTGTATTAGATTACTTAGAATATTAGATTATGATTCTAATTATAAAGTAGAAGGTAGAAGTATATTAAGTAACAACAATACAATGAAAATTTTGTATATATCAAGAGTTACTGATCCAAATCAATATGATGAATTATTAAGAGAAACTTTATCAGCAGCATTAGGTGCAGACATTGCTTATGCAATTACATCTAATAATACTACTTCACAAAATATGATTGCTTCATATCAAGAAAAATTAAGAGACGCAAGATTTGTAGATTCCACAGAAGGTTATAATGTTAATCCAGAAAATGGAATGACAGATGTTGTGTCTGCTGAGACTTTCATTAACTCAAGATATTAATAATGGCTAGAGTAGCTGCACAACTTACAAACTTCACAGCGGGTGAGTTATCACCTAGACTTGATGGCAGAAATGATTTAGCAAAATATTCCGCTGGATGTGCAACTGTAGAAAATATGGTTATTTATCCTCATGGTGCGGCAGCTCGTAGACCCGGAACACAATATGTTGCTGAAGTAAAAACTTCTGCTAACTCTACAAGAATAATTCCTTTTGAATTTAATACTGAACAAACTTATATTTTAGAATTAGGCAATTTATATATGAGATTTTATAGAGATAATGGTCAAATTTTAGAAGGCAATAAAACTATAACAGCAATTACAAAAGCAAATCCGGGAGTAATTACTTCTAATTCACATGGGTATTTAACTGGAGACGAAATTAATATTGCTGGTGTTGTAGGTATGACAGAACTTAATAATAAAAGATTCTTAGTTGTTAAGATAGATGCTAATACTTTTTCTTTAACAGATGTAGATGGTGTAGCAATTAACACTACAAACTTTACTACTTATGGTTCAGCAGGAACTATGAATAGAGTTTTTCAAATTACAACAACTTATACTACAGCAGAAATATTTGATCTTAAATTTGCACAAAGTGCTGATGTAATGTATATTACACACCCCAATCATCAAACTAGAAAATTATCAAGAACAGGTCACACAACATGGACTTTAACTGCAGTTGAATTTACTAATGGACCATTTTTAGATACTAATATTAGCACAACAACTTTTACTCCAGCTTCAACTGCTGTTGGTACTGGTGTAAATGTAACCGCTTCTGCAGTTACAGGTGTTAATGGTGGTTCTGGATTTTTAACAACTGATGTTGGTAGACAAATTAGAATAGGCTCTGGTTATGCAATAATTACAGCAAGAACAAATACAACAGTTGTAGTTGTTACAATTACCACAGTTTTTGCAAATACCGCAGCTAATGCGGATTGGTCTCTTGGTGCATTTTCTACAACAACAGGATTTCCATCTTGCGTATCATTCTTTGAACAAAGATTAGTATTTGCTGCAAGTATTAATAATCCACAAACAGTTTACTTTTCTAAATCTGGTGACTATGAAAATATGGATGCAAACATTGGTGGAACTGTTGCAGATGATGATGCTATTATTTATACAATTGCATCTAATCAAGTAAATGCAATTAGATTTATGTCATCTGCTAGAACTTTAATTATAGGTACTGCAGGTGGTGAATTTGTTGTATCTGGTGGTGGTGATAATAATGCTGTTACACCTACAAACATTATGATTAAAAAACAATCTAATCATGGTGCAGCAAATGTAGATGCAATATCAGTTGGCAATGCAACATTATTTTTACAACGTGCTAAAAGAAAAATTAGAGAACTAGCTTATAACTTTGATGTAGATGGTTATATTGCTCCAGACTTAACTATTCTTGCCGAACATATTACCGAAGGTAATGTTGTTGAAATGGCTTATCAAGAAGAACCTTTAGCAATCATATGGTGCGTTAGAGGTGATGGTCAATTAATTGCATTAACTTATCAAAGAGAACAAGAAGTTGTTGCTTGGCATAGACACATTATTGGCGGTTCATTTGGAACTGGTAATGCGGTAGTTGAAAGTGTTGCAGTAATTCCAACCGAAGATAGTGAATATGAATTATATGTAGTTGTTAAAAGAACTATCAATAGTATAACAAGAAGATATGTAGAATACTTACATACATTTAATTTTACTGAATCAGACAATACAACATTTAATTATTTAGATTCTCAATTAGTTTTATCAAACTCTTCAACAACTTTAACTGCTGGTATAAATGCTACTGCAACAACTGTTCCTGTTGCTTCTGTTTCAGGTTTATCAACTGCTGGTAAAATAAAAATTGGCGGAGAAATAATTGCATATACTGGAATATCAACTCTTAATTTAACAGGATGTACAAGAGGTTCAGATTCTAGCACAGCAACAGCACATTTATCCGGAGCTGTTACAAAAGAAGTTGTAAATACTATATCTGGTTTAAATCATTTAGAAGGACAAACAGTTTCTATATTAGCTGATGGTGCTACTCATCCTACAAAAGTTGTATCAAATAATCAAATAACATTAGATAGATTTGCAACAGATGTTAAGGTTGGTTTACAATATACATCAATATTAAAAACAATGAGAATAGATGCTGGTTCACAAGATGGTACTTCACAAGGTAAAACTAAAAGAATATACGAAGTTACTGCTAGACTATTTGAAACAGTTGGTGTTGAGGTTGGACCAGATTTAAATAATATGGAACGAATACCATTTAGAACTTCTGCTGATCCTATGGATCAAGGTATTCCACCATTTACAGGAGATAAACAAGTAGAATTTAGAGGAAACTATGATACAGATGGTTTTATGATGGTAAGACAAACGCAACCTTTGCCTTTAACACTTTTATCATTATACCCAAGATTGGTTACAAATGATGGATAATAAATTGCATATAACACCTTATACAAAAAAACATGGAGAATTTATATTATCATGTCAAATGAATCATAAAATTTTAGAAGCTGATTCAGAATATATAAAAGTTATGGGTGATGCTCAAAACTTAGAACAAGATCATTTAGCTTTTACAGGTATCGTAAATCATAAACCTATTTTTGCAGCAGGTATGAAAATGGTTTGGGGTCAAGTTGCTGAAGGTTGGGTTATTGCTACAGATGAAATGTGGAATTATCCATTAGGAGTTGCCAAAGCAATTAAAAAAGATTTTGCTAGAGTTGCAAAGGAACATAATATAAAAAGAGTACAAAGTGGAATTAGAAAAGATTTTAAAGAAGGCATAAGATTTGCCGAATGGTTAGGATTAGAAAGAGAAGGTCTTATGAAAAACTGGGGATTTGATGGTTCAGATCAATACTTATATGCGAGGATATTTTAATGACAGCATTTGCAGCAGCATCAACTGCAACAAAAGTAGCAATAGGAACAACATCTGTATTGGGAGTAGCTCAATATCAACAACAAGGAGCTATTGGTAAATTTAATCAATCAGTTGCAAACAGAAACGCATTAGTTCTTTCGGGTCAAAAAGATCAAATAGAACAAAAAGCAGAATTTGATATTGCACAGTTTCAAAAAGATTTTAAAAAATTAGAAGGTGAAACTAGAGTTAAACTTGCCACCTCTGGTGTAGAACTTGGAACAGGAACAGCTGCCAATATAGAACTTTCAAATGCTTATGAAGCAAAGTTACAAGAAAATTTAATTAGATATAATTCACAAGTTGCTGCAAACAATAAAATGGAAGAAGCAAACTTTGCAACAATTAGAGGTCAAATGGCTAGACAAGAATCTAAACTAGCACAAATAAATACTGTAGCACGAACAGGCTCACTATTATATGGGATGAAAAATACATAATGCCAAAAATACCTACATTTACAGCAAAAGGATCAATAGAACAATTACAGGGTACTACAACCAATATTCAAATGGGTTTAAATAATACTCTTGCTGGTGCTTTAGCACCTGTAACAGATATGGTTGTAAAAAAAGCAATACAAGAAAACGATACGCAAAACAGAACTGAAGCATTAAGATTAGGAAATGAGTTTACTAGAGAAATGACTACTCTGGAAGAAACTATTGCTAATGACAATACTGGTTTAGGAGTTAATAAACAATCTGCTAATGCTTATTATAAAGAACAAACAAATAATTTAATTGATAAATTTAAATCAAAATCTAGTAATAATGCTACTTCAACTTTATTTACAAACAATGCTTTAAGTGCAGTAAATAGAGGAATTTTTAGAATTGATACTATCGTAGATAAAAATGTTTTTAAAGATTTAGGAAACCAAGTAGAACAAGCAGAAAAATCTTTAATAACTCAAGCTCTTTTTAACAATAGAGATGCAAATATTGTAGATGAATTTGGAAAACTTGGTAATGTAAATGATTTTGATTATGCTAGTCTCCAAACAAATTTAACAAAATTATATACAGATGCTTATTCTGGTAAAATACCTGCTGCAAATTTAGATGCAATTATTAATGATATTCCATCTGTTGTGCAAGGATTTCAAGCAAACAAAGATATTTATGATAATCCTAGTTTTGCTTATACAGAACTTGAAAAAGGAGAAAACAGTTCAGTTTATCCAGACTTAAAAGTTGAGCAAAGAACTAAATTAATTAATAAAGTTGAAGCTATGATGGTTCAACCAATGAAAAAAGAATTTGCTAATGTTGTTTTTTCTTTACAAGACAAAGGTACAGAACAACCTTTTGATTTTGATTTTGCAAAAAAAATTTTACCAATAGAAGAATACAATGAATTACAAACAACTTATGATTTAGCTAAAATTAATGCTGAAGATGTAAGGTTGATTAGAACATTATCTTCAGATGAAGCAGATAAACTTATTGAAAGTAAAAATTTTAATACAGATTTATATGTAGGATCAGCAGATCGTATAACACAAGCTAAATTA